AAGATAAGTTTCTTGTTGAATATTGTAAAGGCGTAATCAAAGGATGGAAAGGCTTAAAATATCGTTACCTAGAAGAGCTTCTTTTGGTAGATGTTGGAGACTTAGATCCTGAAGATTGTTTACCTTATACCCAGGAAAACTCAGAATTGCTCATGAAAAATGCTAGTGATTTTGATACTTGGGTAACTGAAACAGTAGGTGATCTAGAAAATTTTACTGGGAACAAGTAGCCGAAGTTAAACAGCTACTTGAAAGATATGTAAAAGAAACTACAACCAACATTGATTGGGAAAAATACCTAAAAATCTGTGAACAACTAGGTGAAGAACCTGATCCTAAAAGAATGCCGCTTGAAACATCTGAATTTCCAGATGAGATTCAAGTGGCATTTTTAATATTTGGGTATCTATCGGACAGATGGGATGGCATGTCTGGAACCTACATGGGGAAGGACTGGAGCACAATAAACGACTTATTTAATTTATTCGAGATAGAGGATAAAAAAACACTTCTTTATTTTATGAAAATCTGGGAAAGTATAATAGTTACTAATAAATCAGAAGAACAGGAACGAAAACGCAAAGCTGACGAGAGAAAGCGTCAGCACAGCAGTGGTAAGACATACACTCATAATGTGCAGGGTTAATGGCAGGAAAAGATAAAGTATATATTGATATTATAGTTGATGACAAAGGCACAACTAAACGTGTTGCTGTCGATTCAAAAAAGTTAGGACTCGCATTAGATGACGTAGATGCTGCCCATAAAAAAGGTAGTAAGTCTACTAAAGCTGCAGATAGAAACCTAAAAGGCTTATCTAAGCAATCTTCTAATACGACAAAAAACTTCTCAAAGATGGCACAAGGTATGACTGGTACTTTAGTACCTGCTTATGCTATTCTTGCTTCTAACGTATTTGCAATTACTGCAGCCTTTCAATTCTTGAAGAAGGCCGCTGATTTTCGTGTTATGCAAGATGCTCAAGTTGCATTTACAGGTGCAACGGGTGTAGGTATGCAATCACTTACTGCAAATATACAAGCAGCCTCCGGAGCAATGTTAAATTTTCAAAGTGCCTCCGAGGGAGCCGCTATAGGTATTGCTTCGGGTCTAGGGGCTGGGCAGTTACAGGAACTGGCAGCAGGAGCGGGTAATTTATCAAAAATACTGGGTAGAGATGTTACTGATTCTTTCAATCGACTTGTTCGAGGTGTAACGAAAGCAGAACCGGAACTTTTAGATGAATTAGGTATTACTTTACGATTAACAGATGCTCAGACAAGCTACGCGGCAAGCTTAGGAAAATCCGTTAAAGACTTAACCGTTTATGAGAAAAAGCAAGCCGTATTTGTAGAAGTTCAAGGCCAATTAGAGAGAAAGTACAATCAAGTAGCTAAAGCAACAGATGTTCAAGGCAACTCTGTTGCTAGGTTAGGAGTAGCATTTGACAAAATAATGAAATCAGTAAAGAAGTTCTTTGCTGCAATTGCAGAGCCCACCGCAGAGTTTTTAATTAGAAATCTAGATTCATTAAAAATTGCGTTAGCACTATTAGCTGTTCCTATAATTAAGGCTATAATCCCGGGAATGGACGAATGGGGAAGAAAATCTAGCGAAGCAGCAAACACAGCGGCCACCGCTTATCGAGAGGCAAAGGAAGAGCTAGAAGAATTAGAAGAAGCCCAGAATAGACTAAATGACGGACAGTCTGGAATTCAAGATGCGGTAGCTGGTGTAAAAAACCCTAGCAAAGGTGTTGCACAGATACAGAAAGGTGACATCGATAAACTGGAGAAGGCGCAAGTTAGTGCTCTTTTACGTGCTGCTGAAAAAAATGAAGGCGCTGTTAAACAGATGAATGCCCGTCAAAAAGCCGACTATATCACTATGTTACGAGCTAAAAAACGCGGGAGTATGACATTTTTTGAGTGGCTTGGTAAGAAATGGAGAGATAATACTCGTCGTGCAAACATACAATTTAAAAAAATGACGGCACATTGGAAGGCTGCAATGGCAACAATGCAGGCCGCTACAGCAAAATTTACCAAAGGCGTTAACTTCTTAATGAAAGGCATGGGATTAGTAGGTATAGCTCTAATGATAAAAGACTTAGGAATAGAGATTCTTAGGTTAGCAGGGTTTTTGGATAAAGATGACTGGGTTGTAAGACAGAATGAGCAATTAGCAAGCCACAGGGATATAGTAGGTGGTATAATTAAGGAATACGAAGATTTCGAGAAAATTCAAAGGAACCTAGAAGGTAAATGGGTCGGTATAAAAGAGCAGGATCCTAATGATGAACAAATTCCTGGGATAGTCACGAAAACTCAGATAGGGTCTCCAGTGTTGAAACATCTTGAAGCTCAAGGTAATTACTTCAACTCAATCAATATAAGTATTACAGAAGCCAATAAGTTACTTGAGAGACAAAATAAGATAGCTACAGAAAGAACAGTGACAACCAAGGCGCAAGTGGCGGCAGAAGTAGAGCTGGCAAAACGAATACAGGCCAGTGTTAAGACTGGCACTAATAAAGCAGGCAAATATACCAAATGGGCGGGCGTTAACGCTCAAGATGTTGCCGCAAAGGCTGGCGAGAAGGGATTAAATACCGCGAAAGAAGCTCTAAAGTGGGCCGACGCGCTGTTAAAGAAAGAGAAAGAACATCAAGCACAGCTTGCTGCACGAACGGCCCTATTAGCTAAGTTAAAAGATGAACAGGACAAGCTTACTACGGCGACGAAAGAGAGCGTTGGTCAGGCTATAGCTTGGTTAGAAGAGTCAAGAAAAGGTAAGGAGCTTAAAGCTGATGAAGAAGGTTACCTACTGCTGTTAAAGAAAATTCGAGATGAAGGAAAACTGACGGGCGAGGATTTAAAGAAGTTCAACGAGCTAACTGCAAGCTTCGTGAAGCAAGGTGGAGAAGCTAAGTCTGTATCGGAGCAGTACAGTAGTTTAAGTACAAAGTATGACGAAACTATAGCTGGAGTTACAGACTTAAAAACCAGTTATAGTGATTTAATTGAAGAAAAGGAAAAGGTTATAAAGACTGCCAGGGAGTTAGCAAAAGGCACTAGTCTAGCAGCGGATCAGGCGAGCGACCATGCGGACATACTTGAAGCTCAGATGAATAACTTGAAAGCGCTGGAACAACTCGAACTTAAATTCGCTAGGACTAGATTCTCTAATGAAAAAAAGTTTAATGAGGCCGCACTAGGAAGGAGCTCTCTTGAGAAAGAAGTAATAACAAGAGATAAGCAGATTGCAGAGGGAAAACTAAAAATTGCTGAAATTGAAGATACACTGATAGAGTATGCACGACTTGGTATTACTATTTCAGACGAAAAGAAGAAAAACATGTTGATGGAGGTAGCATCTCTGGAGTCTCAAAATGCCTTACTAGAACGGCAGACGGATTTGACAACCGGATTGGTTGATGCAGGTAGAGAGTCCATGGCTAGAGGTCTTTCAACTCAGATAGCTTCGTTTATAAAAGGCGATACTAATATTAAAGATGCTATACTAAATCTTACAAAATCTATTGTTGGAGGTATCGTTGATGAGCTGTCAAAAAGGATGACTCAGAGTATTATGTCACTTATACCAGGATATAAGACTCAAGAAGAAAAAACAACCGAAGCCGTTGAAAAAGGAGTAGTGAACGGATCCACAGAAGTTAAAACGAAAATGGAAGAAGGAGCTACAGAAGTTAAAACGAAAATGGAAGAAGCTTTAACTGATGCAGGTGGTAAATTCATTTCTGCTTTAGATGATGCAGCAGATAGATTTGCCAGTGCGATACGCGAGGCATGTCACGCTTGTAGTTGTGGAGATAAGTCCATGGGAGGCGGAGGCTCCAGTGTTGCAGATATGGTTGTTACTGCCGCTTCAGTAGTAGTTAGTGGAAGTACTGGAGGTGCACCAACTAGTCGTTCTGGGCGTGATGATACAGCAGATGTTAACAGCATCGGTGATTCCCCCGATTTTGAGCCTGTGACTGATCGAGCAGCAGAAAAAGCGAAATATAAAAGCTTTGTAGAGGGAGGAGGCTCATTAGACGAAATCACTGCTACAGCAGAAAAGAGACCAGGCCTTGAAAAAGAAGGAGGATTCCTTTCTGGTAGTATTTCAGGAATTAAGAACATATTTGGAAACTTTGGAAAAAATATGAAAAATCTTTTTTCTGGTAAAGCTCCCTTTACTGAAAAGCTAGGCACACTATTCGGCAAAGAAGGATTCTTAGGAGATCTCGGAGGTTTATTTGATGGACTATTAGGAGACTTCGGAGGAATATTTGATGGCCTAATGAATGGTTTAGGAGGTTTATTAGGTGGAGGAGGAGGAGGAAACCCCTTTGCCTCAGTTCTGGGCCTTTTCGGATTAGCCAATGGGGGCGTTGTAAAAGGAGGCTTCCGTGAGTATGCAAAAGGAGGAATTGCAAGAGGTCCTCATATTGGACTCATAGGTGAAGGAAAACATAATGAAGCAGTAGTTCCTCTTCCAGATGGTAAGTCAATTCCGATAGACTTTCCAAAAGGAGCAATGGGCGGTATGCAGAATAATAATGTTGGAGTCACAATAAATATTGATAATGAAGGAGGCTCGTCCACAGATGTAGAATCTGATAGAAGAGAAGCAGCTAATCTAGGTATACAAATAGCCGATATTGTTCAGCAAAAATTATTAGATGAAAAAAGGATAGGTGGAATACTTAGTCCTTACGGAGCAGCATAATGGCAATAGGGTTTCAAATTTCAGGTACTAATATAACTACAGCTACTATTCGTCCCGACAATGATCTTGCTCGTTCTACTAAACCTTTAGTACGAGTTGTTAAGTTCGGAGATGGATATGAGCAGAGAGGTAAAAAAGGAATCAATTCTTTACAAGAAACCTATAATGTTCAACTAAAAAATAGAGAAAAATCTGCTGCTGACGACATAATAACCTTTTTTGATAATAAAGGAGGTGTTACAAGTTTTGATTTTACAGTACCTGATGAAAATTCAACAAATTCAGAGAGGACTATAAAAGTGGTTTGTGATAACTACTCCATAAAATATGGAAATGGTACTTACTATACTATAGGCGCAACCTTTAGAAGAATATATGCATGAGTACAAATGTAATAACATCTGACTTACACAGTTTAGAAGTAGCTAGTGGTTTAGTAACTTTATTTGAGTTAGAATACTCCCCCGGTACAACATTATACTTCCACCCTGGATTGAGTACTGATATTAGAGTTACCGCAATAAATAGTACTACAATTACTCTAAATAGGGCTCAAACTTTGGCTTCTGGAGTAACCTTAACGTTTAGCGGGTATACTACTGCTGGGGCTGCCACAAGTCAACAAACTACTATTACTTCTAGTATAAGTAATAGCACAACTCTGGCTGTAGCTAGCGCTACTAATCTAAAAGTTGGTATGGTAATTACAGGAGCAGGTATTACAGATACTGATTATTCTCCTATTGTTTTTGATGGTAATACTTACTATGCTCTCCCTCTGGAAGTAGACGGATTAGATATAAAGAACGATGGAGCAATGAATCGCCCGACTTTATCAATAGCTAATATTGAGTCAATTGTAAGAGATACTTCCCTTTTTCAAAATGCTGATGATGGTCAGTTTGATGGTATTGCCAACTTTAAATTAGAGGATTTAATAGGAAAAAAGCTCACAGAAAGAACAACCCTAGAAAAGTATTTAACAATAGATCCTACAGTTTCTAGCTCTAGAGCTATAATAGAATATCCTACACGAAAGTACGTTATTGATAGAATAAAAACAAAAACTCCTGATGTTGTAATGTATGAGTTAGCAGCCCCATATGACTTAGAAGGAATAAAGCTACCTTCCAGAGTTGTTATAGGTAAATACTGTCCTTGGGAGTATCAAGGACGCACTTTCAGCACTCCTATAGGGGGTTGTACTTGGCCTGCTAACGGGGAGGTCCCTGCTGTGCCTAACAGTTATTCGTGGCGTACGGCAAATGATGAACCACTTTTATGGTGGGGATTGATACATGATGTCGGAGGCGCGGTAAAATCAGGAAAAGCCTGGAATAATTCAAGTGAATTCTCTGCAGATACTCTAGTTGCTTTGCCGGCCGATGGGGACTCAAGCCCTTCTTGGAATGAGAGAAGCTATACTTACTGGCAGGCTAGAGCAGCTAATACTAATTCCGAGCCCGCCCCTAATAATAGTAATTGGCAACAAGTTTTTCTATTTCGAACATGGATCACTGGAACGACATATAAGACTCATAGTACACAATCAGAAAGAAATGATTATGTTATATATCCTGTTGTGGGGAACTCAGCATCAACTACTGATTCTTATACATTAACAGATACCAGCACTATATACAGGTGCATAGTAGAAACTGATAGTGCTGTACCTGGTAATAATTCTGATTATTGGGTTCGTGGAGATATATGCGGTAAACTATTAACTTCTTGTAAAGCACGTTTTCAAAGCAGAGGTAACTATAATTTTAGGACCTATCCCCCTATTTTTAAGACTCAAAGTGATAGACCTTTACCTTTTGGTGGCTTCCCGGGTAGTAGAAGACATAGATAATGGATATAGATGCTATAAAAGAACATTTCGATAAAGAATTTCCACGAGAGGGTTGTGGTGTAATTTCAGTAATTAAAGGAAAGAAAAAGTGGATTCCTGTTAAAAATGTTTCCACAGATCCAGATAATTTTATACTAGATTCGGAAGAATATATAAAACTACTTACAACAACAGATATAATAGGTATTGTACATAATCATATAGGAGATAGTTCAGAACCTAGTCAAGCAGATATAGATTACTGCAATGCATTAGGAATACCTTATTATATATTTAGTTACCCAGAGATGGATTTAACAGTAGTACAACCAGAAACAAATGTAGTAGATTTATATGGGCGAGAGTATAAATTTGGAGTTCGTGATTGTTTTGAAGCCGTACGTGATTATTTATTTAAACAAGGATTAGAGATACCTCATCGAGCAGCATTTGAGGATAGTTGGTACACTAAAGGTTTGGATTATTTTACTACAGAAATGGTTAAAAAGTGGAAAGGAGAGCCCGTGAGTTTAGACGAGTTGAAAGAAAATGATGTACTTCTTTTTAAAGTGAACGAAGAAGTAAATGATCATTGTGGAGTATACTTAGGAAATGATATTTTTTACCATCATGCATTTAATAGACTATCATGCAGAGAAAACTTGTATCCATTCTGGTACCCACATTTAATAGGAGCTTATAGATATGTTGCGTAAAGTATACTTAGAAGGAGAACTCGGAGAAAAGTATGGTAAAGTTGCGGAAGTAAAAGCTGAGAGTGTACGAGAGGTTATGCAATATTTACAAGCAAATCATGATACGATTAATAAGTATCTTATTGACTCCACAGAGCAGAGAAATATCGGCTTCACAATAAAAATTGCCGATACTTATGTAGACGATGATAGAGAGCTTCTACTACCTTTTGATAAAGGAGACATTATTATTACTCCTACCCCCATGGGAGCCAAAGGAGCTGTAAAAGTAATAGTAGGAGTAGTACTGGTAGTTGTAGGAATTTTAATCTCTCCTGTGAACCCTAAACTAGGCATGGCTTTAATAAGTATGGGTGCTAATCTCGTTCTGACCGGAATACAAGAAATGATGGCACCCGACCCTTCAACAGACGAGGAGACCGAAGAAGAGGAGGGATATATTTTTCAAGGCGCAGAAGCCTCCATTATAGAAGGGTATCCTGTACCTATTTTATATGGGGAATTAAGAGTTCCTGGGCAGCCTATTACATTTGATGTGCAAAATACCTCTATTTCACTTATAGATAGGGATCAAAACGGCGCAGGTGGAACCATAGTATATGGCGATGAAGAAGGTAACTATTATACTGATTCCGCATTATTTGGGGCAGCATAATGGCTGGATGGGGAGGACAGAAACCAGATCGTACGCCTTTAACTACCGCAGAATTACAACTGAAAGGATCTTTAGTTCAAGATGTATCTATAACTGATATAATTTCAGAAGGTCCTATCGAAGGTTTAGTTAATGGGGAAGCTTCTATTTATTTAGAAGGAGACCAGTTAGCAGACGTTAGTACGGCTGGTAAAATTAGTAGTAAAATAGAGGTTACCACGCCTACCTCTACTATCGCCCCTGCTACACATATTACGATACCTGCGGCTTCGGGTGCGAACCAACCCGTTACAGCAACGTTACTAAATAAGAGCCGCGATGGCTCTGGTAACATTGTTTACAACACAACTTATTTAGATGAAGAGACTGAGACCTATACAAATCCTAGTATCTTTAGGTACTTAATAGTTTTTGGAGTCACCAGTACCCCTATACGAGTTATAGACTATGAACCTACAATTACTGCAGATTTAGGTGAACTAGGATCCGTAAACATACCGGGGCATGTAGACGTACAGGCATGGGATAGTAATACTCCTCAAGATGTATTTTTTTCATACCATAAAGATGTTAATGCAATTTCTACAATGCGAAATCTTCAACCACGAGTCAGAGTTGTTTCATCATCAAATCAAATTCTTAGGGGCTCTATAACTGAGCTGTATACAAATACAAATTTTAACACTGTAGATAGTAGTGGAGGAGCTCCGTGTGCTAGGATAAAGCTTTGGAATTATTTTACTAATTCGGGATTAGAAAAGGATGTATGGTCAAGTAGCTACTCTAGTAGAATAGCTCATTTATATATTGACTGGTCCGCTGAGGCAGAGGTACGGTTAGTTAATAATAATAAAACTATTTATATTCCTAAATGGACTAATAATTTTGCAATTTCAACTAAAACCTATACGTTAAGCAAAGAAGACTCAAGAGACCCAACTAGTCAAAGTGGACAAAGTGACAATCAGCCCCCTAATCCTGGACAGCCTAATGCCACTGAAAAGTACCCTGGGTCCGCTTTCGAATTTCGTGTCGGCAACCTTCAACAAGAGCCGTTAAATCAGTTAGGAGGCGCTGGAGTAGCGTCCTTTCCTGTAACTCTAACCGCACAACAGGGAGAAGTTTTTACTAGCACAAATACATTACCTACTAGTGTTGCTAATAATTACCCGACTGATTCCGATATTGTTACAGGCATGATTTCTAAAACTATAACTCTTAGCGAATCTTTTTCAGGAGCACAAATAAGTGAAATAGATGAAATAGAAATACATTTTGAATTTCCTGCTGGACATTACACCATGGATGAGGAAGGAGGTGAATGGTGGTCAGCAGCAGCTTTCCGAATACAGTTCTGGGCTTCAGAGAGTGGAGGTTCCAACCCCAATGATTGGGTATTACTTGATAAAAGCTGGAATTATAGAAAGATTAATTTAAGTAACCAAGTCAAGAAAAAAAGTGCTGTTTCCTACATTCATAAGAAACTTATAAGGACTCATCTACGGATGAGAGATTTACAAATACGACTAACCAGGCTAACTCCCAACGGCACCTCTGTAGATAATCCCGTTCAATTAAAAGGCTCAGGTAATGGTAAATATATTTCTGGCGGATCGGAAGGTATTACTGCAGTTGTGAATGATGTAAAAATTAGTAATATTATCGCAACAATTCATGAAAAGCAAACATACCCTTATACTGCATTAGCTTCTGTTGTTTTTACTTCTCAAAGTTTCCCTCAACCTCCTAAACGAGCTTACCATGTTAGAGGTATGAAAGTTAAAATACCCGCAAACTATACCCCTCGTCACTTGTCCACAACAGGCAAAGCCACTTATACAGGAATATGGAACGGCGAGTTTAGCGATGAAGGCACAAGTAATAGTAGCGGGTTAGATTTAGGCACGTATTATACTGACAATCCTGCCTGGGTATTTTATGATATTTTAATAAATAATCGTTATGGGTTAGGAAAGTTTTTGCAAGCCCAGGATATAAATAAGTTTCAGTTATATAAAATAGCAAAATACTGTGATGAAGAAGTAACAAATAAAGATGGGACGACAGAACCTAGATTTACCGCCAACTTATATTTAACCAAAGCCACAGAAGCTTATAGAGTTTTGAAAGATATGGCAACCATCTTTAGGGGTATGGTGTATTGGTTAGATGGACAAATACATACAGTTGAAGACGCTCCTTCAACACCTGTATATAATTTTTCTAAAGCCAATATAATCGAGAATAGCTTATCCAGCCAATCAACAGGTAGTAAAACTCGTGCTAACCAGTACACAGTGGTATGGAATAACCCCTTATCCGGATATAAGCAGGAACCTATTATCATGGAGGATAGGCAGAATATTTTAGAAACAGGTAGAATTATTCCTAAAAAAGCGGTTGCGTTTGGCTGTACTTCCGAGGGTCAAGCTATACGTTATGGGCGTTGGAAAACTTGGACAGCTATAAATCAAACAGAACTTCTTACTTTCAAAACATCCATAAATGCAGCATTCCTAAAGCCAGGGGATATAGTAAATGTACAAGATGTGGATGAAAGGGGTGTGCATTTCAGTGGAAGAATTACTGCATCCTCAACCTCTGCCATCACACTAGATAGAGACATTGCAACTATTTCGGATGAGGCGCAAGCTGAAGGAGGTAGAACAAGAGGTTTTGAATTTGGTACAACCGGCAATGGATATTCTTATAAATTAACTCTACTAGTAACAACTAGAAAAGTTGTTTCTGAGCAGGATGATCCTATTGTAGTTACTCATGGTGGAGCCACATATACCTATAATAGAGGAGATGAGGTAGAATACGCGAAAGTAAATGGTACTTCTATGGCTTTAGTAGGTAGCGATACCAATGAGCAAGTAGAAAAGAATATTCTTAATGTAGAAGACGATGCAGGTAATCATATTAATGTAGCATTCCGTAATTCTACAGGAGTAGAAAGCCGTGACTTTGATTCTACAGATGTTTCAGTAGTTGGAGGAGTTACCCAAATAGCTATAGGTAGTCAATTTACAGATACTATACCTCCAAATACAATCTGGGCTATTCGTGAAATATATAAAGGGGTTACAACCGCAGGCTCTTATAAAGAGTATAAGATAATAGGGTTAAAAGAGGATAGAGATAAAGCGTGGCAAATATCCGCTGTTGAGTTTTATAATTCTAAATATAACGCTGTGGATGTTGATTATACACTTGCTGTTTTAGACCCAGTAAACCCTCCCGAACAAGCGTTTGTTCCTGCTCCAGGGGCTGTTTATATTCTTCAAACCTCTGACTATAAAGCTCAACAAGAAGAATTAACAGTTCAATGGGAGCCGCCCAGAAATGCTGATGGTTCAGAGTTTACAAATGTATCCAAATATGTTTTACATATGAACCCGCCGATTGACGATCAGAAGACTATAGAAGTTCTAAACTCTTCTAGTTTATCTCGTAGGCTTCTTAAAGTACCGAATGGTTTACATAGTATTGGAGTACAGGCTTTCACACAGGCAAATAAGCGATCCAAAACAACGTGGGCTTCTATAGACGTAAATGATAGGTATGTAGTATCCTGTAAAAGAACCAAAGAGGGGGTTCCTAGCGGTATTAGATCAAATGCAACAGGTTCTGATTCTGAGAATGACAGTACCTCAACGGGTACTACTTGGAGTCTTTCAACTCAAGATTGGGCTATTCAATCCGCTGGGTCCCCTGGAGTTACAGTAAATAATGTTAATCAAAGTACTGCGGCTACATATCAACAAGTTGTTACTTCTATGGCTACTAATGGTAAAGAAATTACCGCAGCTTTTATTTATTTTGATGCTAGTGATACTAATGATTATTTTAAGCTAGCCACACATACTATATTTAAGTGTAAAAATACTATTCTTACATATTGGCAAGACTATGAACAATTTGCCAGCAATTCTGAAAATGTGTGGACAGATTGCACTGGTGGTGCCGATGCCCGAGTCAAGCTGCATAAGTATAGTAATAAAGTAGAGAAAACAGAAGGAACTACCGCATTTCGGACTAGGTTTCAAGTAGGAGATCTTATACGAATAAAAACTGCTTCAAATGTATACTATGGAGGCAGGGTAGCATATATACAAAGTGATGATATACTATTTACTGACGTAAAACTAAATACGACTGGGTCAGACCTTACAAGCGTAGATGAGTCCAAAGCAATAGCTACAAATGCACTGAGACCTGATTATTCGGCGGATGCAGTCATTGCTCGTATTAATCGTAGTGGTAGTAATTATACTCATATCTCGCTTAAAGGTTGGGAATTTGACAATACTTTAGAAGGTCTTAGAGCCTTAATTGTTGACCCAAATATTGCATTTCTTAATTATAACTCTTCAGATGTCCTTCAGAACGAAGCGGCTCTAACTATAACGGCGGATGCTTTATCGTATGATGATCCAGAGTTTATAATTACGGGAGCAGGATTTAGCCAAACTAGTGAAAGCGCACAGAGTACTTATGTTAATGATAATACTTCAGGACTATCTTCACCGAATGACGTAACAGGACAAACTCTTACATGGAAACTACATGATGGAACCTCAGGAATTGCATATAATAGCGGTTCCTCACTAGATTTTTCGGTAACCGTTAGAGAGTCTACTGACCAAAGCAATAGTAAAACTAAATCTTTCAAAATTGTTAAAGTACAAGATGGTTCTATAGGTGTAGATGGTAAGACAGTCATGCTCACCGCTGAAGATTATAGTATTACGTATGACGAGTTTGCAAAGAGCCCTACTTATAATGGTACTAATAATGACATAATACTTACTGCAACCGCACATAACTTTGAGGATGCTATATATAAGTTTACTCGTACAGGGCCGGGCTCTGATGTTGTACTACAAAATTGGAGTGATACCAGTACTTGGGCTTTTCTAGATCCTGTCGATAACAATGCTAATGGTATTCCTGCCGTACATGATAAAGCACACTGGCCTAAAGTATTCAAAGTAGAGGTTGGAGAGAAACCGTCAGGATGGAGCGCAGGTACAGCCCCTTCCGGAAACGTAGCTATTGATTCCATATCTATCATTGGATTAGTTCCTAAATTATATGGGGTTACAATTTCTCAACCCAATAATTCACATGCTTATGGTACTGCTAATGACGGAACTTTCACAGGAACAATAACAGGCTCAGGAACCACAATAGAAGTATTCAGAGGACCTTTAGTAGCTACTTATGTTGGTAAAACAGATGGCAGTCCAGGTTTACCAAGTGGAACTACTGAAGTGAATATGGCTATGGGTAGTTGGTACATTTCTTCTATAACGGTTACTGGTAGTGATGTTACTTTAGGGGGTCCTACTAGTGTTTCTAATAATATTGTTACTATTAGTGATCATACTGCTACTGCGAATACTGATGATACCGAAGTTATTACTTATACAATAAAGGTAAAATCTGAAGCAAGTACTAATTCAGACGGTTATATATTCTGGACACAAACCACAATACAAAGCCTAACAAAAGCTAAAGGTGGACCCGCGGGGGCTAGTGTTACAGGAGATGATGCTCCCAGAAACATAACTGGATACTTATATTGGATTGGGTCAGCAGGAACTACTCCCGGTAACTCAGATAGACCTGGTTCTACAAGCTATAATTTTGCTACAACTTTGGCAGATACTTCTTTCAGTCCAGCCATAGGTGCTACGGGCAGTGGTAATGCCGCGAACTGGAGTATTAGTCCACCTGCCGCTAGTAGTTCTAGAGGTACTACTTTCTATGCTCCTTTTAGTGCTGCTGAAACTTTATCATCAGGGAATCAGACAGGAAGCGGAACCGTAACTTTCGGAGGAGTACAACAAGGAATAAGTTTTACAGGACTTGTTACGTTTGATTCGTTAGCGGATGATTTAGGAGCAGGCGGAACAAATAATATAACAACTATTGATGGAGGGAAGATTAAAACTGGAATTATTTCATCTGGAGATGTTGCAGGTACTGATTTATCTGGCGGATCAGATTTTACTACCGACGGTTCTTATTTCAATTTAGCTACCGGAGCAATAGCCACACAAGGATTTAGAGTAGAACCTGGTGGTAGCGCTGAATTTAAAGGAGACGTACAGACCTCGGGCGGTTTTATTGGAGCTTCAACTACTAACGGTTGGACTATCAATGGCCATTTGCTGCATGGGGGTAGTGGAAATACTTTTGCCTCTTCTAATATAACACTAGATGGAGGTTCGTCAACTCCTAGAATAATAATACGTGATCCAAGTGCAAATAGTGGTAATGGAATTAATCATGTAGTACTTGGTAAACTCAGTTAATAATAACCACCTAAAAAATAAAACTTGACTATTTATGTCCTTTGAGATATAATTTCAGCATGGAGAAATATACATGAGCGCAGGAACATATAACTT